CTAATTGCTCTCTACTAAGAATTCGTAAGCTTTCCTTAGCCTTTTCAGTAGAGTAACCAAAATATTCCTTCACATTAGCAATATCAGCCGATTCTTCACTACCCTTAGCCCACTTCTGAAATTTCCTCTTTTTCTTAGGTAGAGAATGAAAATAGAAATCATATTGCATTTTCTTATCCAACCCACGTAACCGATTCATTTCATTAGCATAGAGAATACAATCAACATGCTGTGAAATTGCACGATTACAAATGAATGGGTTATATTCATTTTCGTTATCGGTTGTTATTGCAGGTTCTCTACGTTCAAGTAGAGACGGTATAATATCTTTAAACAAGTCGGCCATTATCGAAACTCAAGATCAATCAAACATTCAGTGAAAAATGCCATGAGATTAATTTCCGCATCAGCAACAAACGCTGTCTGATACTGATAACGACCAATCAACAATACTAATTGAGGAATGGAATTTGGCTCCAAGAAATCATACATCTGGTCATACATCTTGCGGTAAATAGTTACACTATCAGAGTCCAAATTATTCACCAACCACTTTCTCACATCACCAAAATTCTTTTCTTTCAATGACTTGATCAATGGAGACAAATTAATATCCGATACCTGAGTTAGAATACCAGTATCAATTTGACCCAACAATGAATAACGTTGTAACTCATTTAACACCCTACGGTTATCTGGGTGATATTTAGCAATGATTTTGGCTACAACATCCTTATTGTATTGAACACCTTCTGTATCAAGAATCATCAGAACACGCTTAAAGAATTGCGCCATAAGAGCTGGCTTATCTTCCTTTGTGATCTTAACATCGATTACCGAACAACGAGAATGAATCGGTTCAATAATTTTATTTTTATGATTACACGTAAAGATAAATGAACAATTCTGTGAAAACTGTTCCAGAAATGATTTCATACCATTTTGAAAATTAGGAGAAAGCCCATCAGACTCATCGAGAATTACAACTTTTCTACCACCAGACAATGATACAGAAGTGGCATAGTTTGTGATTTGATTTCTAAGAACGTCAATACCATTTTCAGTAGATGCATTGATAAAAAGGTAGTCACATCCAACCTCTTCACATAAAGCTTTTGCTATAGTAGTGTTATGGTGGACGAACCCATTCGGAGTAAGATATAAATGAGGGGCGTCTATAGAAATGTCATATACATCTCCATAATCTAGGTCCTCTTTATTTACAATCTCATCATAATCTTCGCTTAGAACATTTAACACATTCGATGAATCTTTAATATAAGATAACCCATCACGCGATACTACTATATGATTTTCTCCACAGATAAAAAACCTTCCAGATTTGAATTCAACAAACAATTTTTTATCTTGTTTTTTTATAAATCCATTAATTTTGACCCAATCATTATCTGGCGTTTTAATATAAATTTCTCTAGTATTCTCTGTAAACTCATCATAATTTACAGAAGTCATACCACAAAAATTAAATAAATCTTTCAATGTTATTTTCAAATTTTTCATACTTACCCAAAATCACCTTTTTCATATTTTCTATAAATCCTACTGTAGCATCAGACCAGACTACATAATAATCATATCCAAATTCTATAGCTTTATTTTTCTTAAGGTTATCTCTATTATAGACTTGCTCGGAAGTTATTGATTTGTCATAAGGGTGCTTCCATGTTGGATCATCCCAGCTTTTTGGATGGAAAGCCGTACCATGATATTCAATAATGATCCTAAGTTCTTTTACACAAAAATCATACATACCGTAAAAACTCCATCAGAAATAACCAATTCAGCATCTTTCCATAAAATGGTTAACCCAAGAGAACAACATAAATCATACACTTCCTGCAAGAATACTATAGATTCTTTAGAGTACAAACACACTGGTTTACAAGTATTACGTTTACTATTACGAATTACATATAAGTCTTTAGCCTTTTCTATATCACCGTCGCATTTCTTCAATGCCCAGGTAAATGAACTGCTATCCTTAGACTTATTTATCCGTAACAGCTCTTCTTCTGATTTAGAATTTAAACTATCTTGCCATTTATCTTGCCGTTCTTTCCAAACTATATATCCTAATTCTTCACCATGCCTTTCAATACATTTACTCAGCGAAAATGTAGATTGCCTCTCTTTAAGTTTTATCTTAGATTCATCTTCGGAGAAACCTCTATTAACGTAATATGATACAGTTAATGGGTTATTTATATCACGAATTTCTTTAGGAATCATCTTTAATTTATCTGCCCGTTTCCTAGAATTCTTTCTCTGTATACCAGAAACTTTAGACCTAGCTATATCTTCGCTATACCCCCTAATAACCCAATAATCAATAGAAAATGCACTACATGCATTAGATATTAATTCCAACTCATTTTTTGTTATAAGGTTAAAATAAAATTTTTTAGCCAATTCATAGGATTTATCTTCAGTATATCCTCTAATAATAAAATAATCAGGAAAAACCGTTTCTTTTTCCGGTTTTTCTCGTTAGATTTTAATAAATTTATATACGCACATTCCATCTCTTCTGTAAACATTAAATACTCTCATATAATTAAACATAAAAGTATTTAGTTATTATGGGATTACAGGGTTAGGAAAGACTGAATATCACCACATCATGTAGATTTCTCTGATATAAACTTAACAAGGTCATTATATAAATCATCAGGTACTTGAATTTCAATTTCCTCATTAGGATCCAAACACTTACCACAACCCGGTCCACCGGAAAGTAACATATGTGGGATTTCTTTTTTATCTGCACATTGTTGGAACATGGTTTTAATATGTTCAGGCAATATACAATCTGCTATTTTTTTAGGACGATAGATTTCCGTCCAAAGAATTTGTTCACTACTCATTTTACCTCATCGAATTCAGCATGTCCAGTTTTGGAACGAAAGGTGGCTACTGGTTCACCTAACATAGAGACTTCGTACTTAACCACTCCTAGATCAACTTCTTCTGTGGTAGTAATATCTACAATAGCAACTGTTGATCTGATATAAGATAGCATATCATCGGCAATCCTATTGCGTGTAATACCATCATTAATATCCAACTCATAGTGAGAAAGTATATTAGACAATCCATTTGTATTCATTTTCTATACCTATTAAATATCTCTAACTATATGAGGTGTAGCCCACGGAGGAGCTACACTCATGTTAGGATGAATAGGGCGCATAGACATACGATCTACTGAATCATATCGATGGCTATATACACCCCATTCACACACATAGATGAATTTATACCCAAATAAATGTAGGATATAATTAAGCATCACCTAAATCGCTGGCAGCTTTACCAACAACAACACTATACAGTGTTTGGAATTCATTGTCTTCGGTAGCAACCGCCGCAAAGGATTTCTTATGATACACCTTAGCAATACGATTAATGATCTTCTTCGGAAGTTTTACATCAGATTCCTTCAACTTGTCTGAAATTGAATTAACAATATCTTTCAATGCTTCCTTTTCACTGTCAATACGTGACAAATGAACAGACATTTCCTTAACACCATCTGTCAAGGTTTGGAGTTGTTTATCATCCAAAGTACCAAAAACAGTTTCAATAAATTTTATATCACTCATTATATAATCCTCAAAAAATAATTATCAAAGCACAGCAAATCTAACAATATTACGTCGATGTGTACCAGTTTCATCCTGATACGGTGTATAAAAGCATGTATATAAAAATACAGTTTTATCTTTAAAATGGTCAATAATCGCATTAATGTCATCATATCCAATTGACATAGCGACCAATGCTTCACCATCATATAAACCAACCGGACTAGTCATATAAGATGTAATATACGGAGACAAAAGTTCAACATCATCATAATTAATAGTTTTATCTACGGTATCAACTGACGCAGAAAGTTGTTTCCATTCTTCATAAGAAACTGTGGTATTTTCCATACAATTAACCATTAAACTTAGATACAGTTTCGGTTGTGATCCAGTATTTTAATTCACGATCAATAGCAGTCCATGTGGAAATACCTTTAGAGCTAATTTCTACAGCATAGGTATCAGGAATAGCTTTCAAGTTTTCAGTCTTGAAAACCATACTAAATGTTTTACCATCAGCATTAGCATCAGGGATAGTCAGTGAATTGGTATGAGCAGAATCATCAGACGCATTGAACGCAACCAAACTAATTGATTCTCCATCCTTCGACTCAACGGCGATATTTGGTGAACCAATTACATTGGCAGTTTTCAAAACCCATTCATAATCATCTTTACTAAGAACGAACTTAATATCAACAGATGGTAGGTTAGGGCGTTTATCTGGAGCCGCCACGATCATAGATGCGTCAGTAATACGATATTTGATCTTAGAACGACCGGACATCCCATTAATAATCACATGATGATCATCAAAATCAAGCTCAGAACCATCTTTAAAAAGGCTTGTAACTGACAAGAAGTTATTCAGATCATAGATACCAAACTCTTGTGGTATTTCTTCTGAGATAGTAGCCTGAGCCAAAATATTCTTTTGTGGGCTAATAGTTGAAACAACATTACCTTCTTTAAAAAGAATGCCTTGGTTAATTGTTGCAAAGTTTTTTAGAACACCAGTAGTTTCTGGAGATAGTTTCATTATGTTACCTCATTTCATGTTAAAAATATATTATATCACACTTTTCTAAATTAGTCAAGGTGTAAATGTTGGAGCGGCTGGCCGGGTACGATCCGACAACCACATAGAGATTTATATATAAGTATATATAAATAAAAATTAAGTTCAATTCACATAAAATTATATGCAGACAAAATGTACATTTTGTAGTAAGACACACATAGAACTCAACTTATCAAAATTAGAATTCAGAAATCATGTTAGGTGGTGCGGAAAATCGGAAAAAGGTACAACAAAATATCAATTAGTATGCAGTTGCGTTATATGCAAAAAAGAAATATCAGCACAGAATTTAAAAATTCACCATAACAAACATACCACAATAAAAACACAATCGAGCTGCAAACAATGTAACTCTCCTATTTATCTACCAAATAACTTTTGTAATAGGTCTTGTTCAGCAAAATATTCTAATGCTAGAAAAGATTGGAGCAAAATAAAAACTGGCCCACCTAAAGGAACCCCACAAAAAACAACAAAACCAAAATATTCAAAAGTAAAATGGTGTATTATTTGTGAAAAATCACACTCATTATCAGGGAAAACTTGTTCCCTAGAGTGTAAATCAATATTACTATCTAGAATTCTAAAAGAAAAAGTAGCCAATGGATATAACCCAAGTTTAAATAGGTCTAGAAAAAGAAGATCATACCTAGAAAAATCTTTTCACGATTGGTTAATAACATATTACCCAAATATAGTATTCATACAGGAATACCCATTCGCTAATAAAATAAAAAATGTATATTATTTTGGGGATTTCTTTTTCCCAGAACTAAACCTACTGATAGAACTAGATGGAACACAACACAATACTAAAGAAGCCATAAAATATGATACAGAAAGAGATAGTTACATAAAAGAAGAGTATAACTGTGAAATAATTCGCATTTCACATAAAGAATATATGAATAAATCAAAACTAGACATAATCAAAAATCTATTAGAAATACACTAATATAGTAAAGCCAGATGCCGGACCTCTAGGCTACACCCGCATATTTTGAATTAATGGGTCCGTTCGGGCACGATCCGAAATCTCAACCGTTATGAGCAGCGTGTTTTACCAATTAAACCACAGACCCGTAAATCTTAAATTTTGATAATCACATCATATTCGAATTCATGATCTCTATCATATATAGTTTTCAAAATAAGTTCACGTTTACGCGAAAGCTTACCTATACTAATTTGAGCATGGAGAACTAAATTCTTCCAGACTACTTTATAAGTTCTGGAATTGTATGTACATGATTGCATATCATCAAAGGCACGAGATGCCATGTGATGAATCATTGAGAGATTAGAATCAAGATTACGTTCTACAACTCTCTCAAAGAAATGTTTTGATGGATAAATATTACTGCGTTCCTCTTGAGTTTCTAGTTTACCGTATTTGTCTCGAACAGAGGTAACAGTTGGGATAAACAAAATATTTTTTGAATCCATAATTAAATTAAATCTTTCAATTTACCAAAAAACCACTTAACTTGGTCAACATAATTATCGAACCAAGCAATTGGTGTAATTCTCCATAAAGTTCCAATTTTCAACCCTTCACGAACGGTTTTCCAAACTTCAATCTCAACTACAGTACACTCAAAATCATACAATCTCAAGACTCTTCTAGTTCCAGCATGAACTCTAAACCATTCGGTACTTTTAAGTTGACATCCAATATAACCATGACTTACATAATCTACTCCATCAAAAGTAAACGTAACTTTAGGGAGGGAAGTAGTTTCACCAAACATAATATAAAATACTCAATTAAAAAGTATTCGTCCCAGCCATTCTAAATTGTACTTCTCTAAAAGCACCTGTGGGGACATAACAATCAACAGGCTTTTGTGAATACTAAAACTTATTTTTCTACTTCGGTAAAATCTACATAAAACTTTTGACCGGATTGAAATTTACCAAACAATGCTGGGTTAGCAATTGTTATATCAAACCGAATAGAAGGAGAATATTTAGCATAAGTATTATCTTCATCTAAACCAGTTTCATCATACAAGGGTTTACTAACCCCATAAAACGAAACATTTTCGGCATATGTTTCTCCATCATTATTCTGGAGAGTTTGAACAACCCCAACTCCAACCTTTGCTCTCATTTCAGACATATTAACCTCGTTATATAAAATTGGCGTACCGCGTAAGATTCGAACTCACATCTTCTGGGTGGAAGCCAGCGCTCTACCGTTGAGCTAACGTCACATGAATTTGGCGACACCAAATAATCACTAAAAATACTCAAACCGCATGACTTGTCATATTGTATTAATAATGATGTCCAATGCTATCTAGAATCATCGATACTTTGGTGTCATAAATTGGCGTCCGAACCGGGGATCGAACCCGGATTACCAGATTGAAAGTCTGGTTTCCTGACCTATTAGAAGATTCGGACAAATTTGGTCGGCTTTCTTGTTGGTTGTTCATTGAGGATACCGAAAAACGCTCAAAATAGCTAGGAGCGACCTAGCAAGCTGCTCTGGCGGAAAGCAATGGGAATGCTCCATATACCCTGTAGGGTACGATCTACTTAGCAGGTAGTCCCAGCACCTTGACTGATTTACTTTCCATAAACTTTTATCTTACAAACGATGTACTTTGCACACAAACAGATGCATATTTTTCCGTAAAATAATTATATTGTGTTTCATCGTATTGGAAATATGATGAACTATTAACAGAAGATGATAGGTGATTCTTTCTATGTAGTTTAGGAGTTTTAAGCCAACCACCAGAACTACCACCCCAATATTCAGCCACACCTGTAGTTTTATCAACACGTTTTAAGGCATATAATGTATGTGACATATCAAAAGCTCTTTATACAAACAATTCCTGATTATCTCGAATAAACGAGTATACGAAAATATGTATATAATTGTATTTAAATAATGAATTCAATGATTCATCAGAAAACAGAGTTGACGGATCAACACGAATTTTATCAATTACAATCTTTTTCATCTCAATATTTGTTTTGGTTTTAACTGGACCCAACGCAACTAATCGCTGTACATATTCAATACAGAATACAACATCACTTAGCATCATAATGTTTCACTTCACCACATTCAGTGCATTGTAAATAATAGCGAACCCAAGATTCGCTGTTATCATTTCTTGTGACTTTACTAGTATCAATGATAACCCAATGATGTACATGAAAATCTCCAGTAAACAGAAATTTCAATAATCTCAACATAATAAACATTCCATAGGGGATTAAAACCCGAAAATCATCAATAACCCAATAACAACAATACCACCTATTAGCAATATCATAAATTTCCTTAATTTGGCCGCAAGAGTAGGTCGTTAATCTACACACTACATCACACCGGATGTCCGTTCTGCACTTATAACTATCTTGCAATAATTCTTTTAATCAATATTAACGGTTACTGACTCACAATCATCCCATTTAATATTACGAAAATCATTCATTCGCTTTTGAGATTCAGTTACCGCAAATCTAGGATACATTTTTTGATGCCATACGTAAAATGCCTGTTTATTCACCCAAAAATGCGGGACAAATTTATAGTGATATTGGTAATATCGATCAATGATACCCTCATAAATCACATAAACTTAGTGATGTGATTTAGGTTGCTTAAACAACCTACGCAACGTTTTCCGTTTAACTTTATATTTCATGTAAATAGTATACCATCATTGATTTAATTTGTCAAGTAATTTTATACATTACTATTGAATCATCTAACTCTTTAATCAATATATTGATTCGTTCTCTTAGATCATCAACTGATTTGTTATTATCAATGGTAAATAATATACCAGGATTACCAAACCACAAATATTCTGATGGGTGAATATCTGACCTAAGCTTCAATTGATCTGGATCATTAATCAGTAAATCATACCATTCAGGTCTAGTTTCTTCTCTATCAACATGAATAATGGTAGCACCTAATTTAGACAGGAAATCGATTTCATTAGGAAACCTAACATCTGTAATAACTACTTTATCATGCTTATAAATTTCAGCTTCTAGAGAATCTACCCAGATTGTATCTAGGAAATTATTTCTACACACATCAGTTCCAAACTTTTGTAGAATGATTCTAGGAGTTACATCATAACCAAATTTCTTTGACCAAAATGGATCAACAGTTTCACGGAATTCTCTTGATTCTTGGGTATCACCCTCAAGCAAATTTCTAGGCCATCTAAAGATTGCAGATACTGCGTCTTTTAAATGACCCGCAAAGGATAATTGTTTGTATCCTTGCTCAACTAGAATTTCACCAACTGTACCTTTTCCGGACCCAATAAATCCAGCAACCCCGATTACATTCATAAATATATATTTAATAATAAGATAACACAATGAAAAATTTTGTAGTATACAATATAACATACAGCGGTAACAATCTACCACCAAAATTTAAAAACTCAAAAATAACCCCTTCTAATTATATAGGCTCAACGTCAATAGAATATATAAACAACGTATTACGACGTAATATTAATTCTAATTTTGCTATTTGTACATCATTGAGTTTATCGAGTTCAGATTTAATCCAATAATCATATGATGTTACACCACTATAGAAGCCAGCACAATGTTTAAATTCTTCTTCTCCACCAAGACGTATATCACTACCATATCCAGCACCGATATAATAGGCGTAATAATCTTTAAATTTATGAACGCATTCACCAGTATGAAATGGAGTTGCTTGCCATGTTCTCATTATCTAAATACCCCAAAACTAATCATATACATGGTCCCTTTCTCAATTTTAGTTAATTTATGATACTCGGAATCAGCCCTAAACATATATATGCGACCATTAAACAGATTCAATATCTGGTTCTTACAATGGAATTTCCCACCCTCATAACAATCCCATAATACAATATTTAATCGATATTGCTCACCAAATTTACTAGGGTCTTTATGTTTAGGAACATATGAACCAGTAGGAAATTAAAATAGGTAACAATCTAACCCTATTTTCATACTATAAAACAGAGTGAATAATGTATAACCAGTATTAAATTTATCAACACCCCATTTCCAAACGGAGAGTGTTGGAGTTTGCTTTATACTTTTCTTAACCTATGTATTCATTTTAATTCCATTAAATAGTTACTGGATACCATTTATATCCATGCCAATTACTCTTATATAATCCTGGAGCCATAATACCAGTAGAAAAAATTATCTGGATAACAGTTGATGTTTCAATATGCAACTGCAACATATATCTTTCTTGCTCATCACTGAATGAACGGTCCCCATAGTCATCATATTCTGGTTCAATACCAAGAATATCTGCAATATCACCATAAACCCAACTATTACCATATGGGCGTTTAGGGTCAATTGCTGGAGCCCCAAATTCACAATAATCATTATACGATACATACATCTTGCGAATGAGTTTTAAATGTTCTTCTTTAACTTCAAATATCTTATCTTGCATAATATAAATTTATCCCATAAAAATTTTGGTGCTCCTATGGAGAGTCGAACTCCATTGTGTGTGTTTTAGAGGCACAACATGAACCTACTAGGAGCAAGTTTTATACCAGTCTTTCAATTTTTCTAAGGTTTTAAATGAAGCTTCTTCTGGTGTCATCCCATATTCAGCGAAAAATTCTGTATTAATTTCCTCAACGAGAATATCTCATAACATAGATTCAATTTCATCCATAGATAATTTACACGAATCATCGTCCATCATATATCACACATCAAAATATTTATCCCACAAAATATCATAATAATGCGAAGGATCAAGTTCTGGTTCAATATCAAACCTATAACAAATTTCACGGAAAGCTTCAATAGAGTCACCATAACAGCGATCATTTCTTACCATGATTTCTAAAATGTCAACTATAATTTGTTTATCCATTTAACTCAAAGCTTTCTTAACCAGTTCAGATGCCAATTTCCCATCATAACGACCCCCGAAATTATCTTTCAAGTGTTTCATGACTATACCCGTATGTTTAGGTGATCTATCTGGAAGTAAGTTATCATTAACAAACTGAACAATAATAATACTTAGATCGTCTTCTGAAATCATTTTCGGTAAGTATCTTTCATAGATAGACAACTCGACATCTGTATCGAATGATGCACCTCTAATGGCAACAATATCAGTCACGCCATCTTTAAATCTTCGGACTATTCTAATAACTTCTTCGTCAGTAGATTCACCATTACGAGTGGTTTTACCTACCATTGCAGCTTCTGAATATAATGTAGTCAGAATTGTCAATAGATTTTGGTTTCTAGCCTTTCTAGCGGCATCTAAATCCGCTTTAATTTCTTGTAGCAAACTCATCACAAAGTTCCTCAATATTTCCAATTTCACCATCGATAACAATCAGTTCATTCCACATATTGTTATCATAAACTTCAACGATGGTCATCCCATCGACAATCAAACCCCCTGCAAATATAATGATCATAAAAATCTTTAGGGGTGAAATATATCTCATTAAAAAATCTACCCTTTATATGTGGATTTGCATCCATGTAAGAGTTTACTCTACACAATAAATCAACAGCTATAGGTGAACCCATAATATATTTCTCAATAATTTAAATACTCTTTCGTTGAGCATTAATCACTCTGTTACGATGAATTTCGTACAACATGAATAATTCATTCAAAATTTGAATATACCAGTATTTAACACGATTCATATATTTCTCCTTGGATTGGAAGGGGTGGGAAGGATCGAACTGCCGCATCATAGAATCAAACTCTATTGCCTTACCATCTTGGCTACACCCCAATAAAAACATTGATCACTCACCGTTTCTACACTACGGACCCACGCTCGCATCCTCCAATGGACTTGAGGAATTTCAACACTTAATAAAATGTTGGGCTAATGCCTTGTGATCAAATTTGGTGGGTATCCACGGATTCGAACCGCGATTGTTTACCACGAGGGAGCTGGGTTACAGCCAGCCGAGACACACGCCATAGTCTCAAGATACCCAAATTGTTTAACTTTGACAACATTATATATTAAAAGTTCAATGTTGTCAATAATTATTTTAAATAAAGTTGTTATTGTTTATTTAGTATGAGAATAGTTTACAATAACAACTTGATTTTGTCAAGGAAATTTTTCAATTTCTTAGAAGATTTCATCTTCAAGCATTTTTATTCAAGAATAAATGTTAACGTGTTATCTGTTTCAGTATATAGATCAGACGCAACAAACCCAAAGTTCTCAAATCCAGGTCTTTTCACGATAGCATACATTCCAGCACGTTCTACCACAACAAAAGGGCTATCTAAATATCGCATTCTAGGGGTTTCATGTTCAATATTGAGATGACCCCTACCCCTATACCAATATATATTTTTGTACCGGCTATTACCAACACCTCTACGTGTAACCCTAGCTATATTAGTTTTAGCCCTCTGAACATCATAAACATTTTCAACCTTGACTTTAGGAAATGATTCTAAAGTTTCAATGATTTTGTTTTCCAGTTCATCTTCTGAAATATTAAACATGGACTGTTCCAGTTCAGTAAATTCCAGAGCTAGAGTCATCTCTGGAATCTTACCGCCTTGGTTGTACTCTTTAACAACCAAGAATTGTACTCCTGGTACACTCTCATCAAGACTCAGTGGTTTAAAATATTCCAACAAATACATTATAACATCTCAACGTAAAACCTACGATTCAAAATCTTTATTTTGAACAATAAATTATACAGATTTGGTCTGTAATTTTACCTATAGTTTCCACATGACTAAAATTACTATGTAAAAGATCAATAATCTCATAATATTTAGAATGGGTTTTCGTATCATCAAGGTATGTTGGATGATATTCAAAAATCAATTCCCTAATACCATCGAATGACTTAATTGCTTTAAGGCATTCATATTCCCCACCTTCGATATCCAACTTCAACACTGTAGGAGCAACTTTCTCTAAAATTGAATTTATATTAACACACCTAACCGTAGTAGGTATCCTACCCCGTTTATTAAAGAGGGAATGCATACCTTTATTCTTCTTACCGTTAGTATAAAATACCCTAGTTTCATCATCATTACCAACAACAGCATTATTGTTTAATGAATAGTTATTGGAGTATATAGTGTTGTAAGATAAATTTTTCATAGCTAGTTCAAAATTATCAGGTTCAGCTTCATATGATTCCACATACTTAGCACCTTTAGACAAAGCATACAATGTAAATGAGCCAATATTAAGACCTAGATCAACTACAATATCATCTGTAGTAATATTTAGCCGATTATACTCACCATTAAACACCTCTTTAACAACCATTTCATCTAATGTTCCTTCTCTAACATAGAAATTAACATTTTTTACAGTGATAGATTTTAATTCAGTCATTATAACGCCCCCAAATAATTTGCCACCAATGGTAAATCACCTTGAAAAGCATAACTACCCACATGTTGGCATTTTATCCATGGACAGAGCCACACTTCAATACCAATTTTTCTACACATCTGGCAAAAATGATAATCCTCAGACAAAGTACGATTGGATTCAGGATCAATCTCTACATTGAAATATGAATGAATTTTTCTATCACCACCAAAATGAGCAGTACCAAGATGGTCTGGTGTATATGCATATTGTGGATAAGCTTTCTCAAACCGCTCAAATACATCACGACTAATCATCATCATACCAGTACCAATTTCCATAACTTGTAATGGTTCAGTGACATTAAATTGGGTTGTTCCAGCAATAGGATTAAATACAATATCGCCACCTAATCTATCAAGCTCAGAAGCAGAAATATTTGGGTTCTTCAATACAGCCTTTTTGATATTCTCCCACTTAATAGTCTTCTTTGGATATGGAGCACCAACAATATCTTTATCAATTGCTAACATAGCAATAATATCAATGGCATTGAATCCAATATCAGCATCAATGAAAATCATATGAGTGCAATCAGAACGGAGGAACTCATCTGAGACGTAGTTCCTCGCACGACTGATGAGAGATTCATTAAACAAGAAGGAAAACTTAACTTCAACACCGTATTGCATACAAGCAGTTTGTAGGTCTAGACACGACTTCATGTACATACCAAGACATTGTCCCCCATACATTGGAGTTCCCACGAGAAGCTTTTTACCACTTAATGTTTCACTATTCAATTTAATTTCCATTACATATCACCTTTAAGTATTTTAAAAAATTCTTTTATTTTATATAGGAAAGATTTTTTATTCTCTTTCCGTATCAATGTGTAACCTAATTCCTGACAAGACCAACATGGTTGCATTAATCCACTATTCAAATCAAGTACAGCATGATTAGTTCTGCAAACTGGACAAGAATAATTGTGAGAACAAAGCATCCCAGAGTCATGCATATTGACATAGACATCAGATACTTTGTAGGTTTTGTATTCATAATAATCAGTTATTTGCATTTTCAGTATGGGTTGTATCAGGTTTAAATGCAATTTGTCGCATTAGGGTACGAACCAACTTTTTATTTCGTTTATCTTGTGCTTTTTTACTTCTTTCCAATTTTAGAGAAGAAACGCTTGCTTCAAACGGAACACCATCCAACCTATCAATGTTATGTTGAATAATATTTGCAGTCATTCCAACAAATTCTTTCACATGGGTTTCACCATTGAAATCTTGATATTCAAGATGAATAGACTTCGGACGTTTCACCTTCAACATCAAGGTTCTATCCAATAAATCAACCTCTGGAAAAATCATCATCGCTTTAGATGAAGTAATAATTTTCGGGTTGAAAAATGCTACAAATTCATCTACCCCCATAACAAACACTCTGTATGGTAATCCACACTGATTACCAGCAACAGCAAATGCATTATTTCGTTTTGCTGTTTCAATTAACCGCGATGCAAATTCCTCTGGATCAACATCAAAATTATCGAAATTGAAGGGAGCGGTTCCATAATTCAATTCAAATGTATCCTTACTGATTAAGGAATATGGTTCATATTTTGGTTCGTCTTTAACTGGAGTCGATGCTGTAAACGTAGTTAGTACATTACTGGTATCATAAACATGTTCAATCATTTTTCACCTTATTGTAATACTTTCATAGTAGAGAAGTTCTTACGCTTTTCGAAGGTAAGAACCGAATCAAATTTTTCCATAATTTGTTCAGATTTATGGCTAATAACAACAACATTAGTAGTTTTGTCCATATCAGCTAACATCTGCATAAATGTATCGGTGCCACCTGTATCCAATGATCCATCCATAATTTCATCAAGAATCAACAAATTAGTATTCACTGAATTCTTCATTTTAGCCAATTGACGGAAAGAAAACAAAATAGCCAAATCAAGCCTCAATTTTTCACCCTCTGAGAAATTAGCATACGAGAATTCATCACGATGCCTAGATTTAATAACTTCCTCGAAATTTTCATTGATATTAAAATTCACAAAGAAATCTAGCTTCTGTAAATACTGGTTAATGTACTTATTCAGAACTGGAAGGTATTGCTTAATTATTCGAGTTTTAATACCACCATCTTTTAGCATAATTGCGATATAATCATAATAGGCTTTCTCATTTATATATTCTTCATATTTTTCGGTATATGAGGCGATTTCATTATTCAATGCCTGGATTTTATCATTTTCCAACTCCATTGAATTTGTCACGGAAAGTAAATCTTCTAACTCAGCATTAATAATATTAATATATTTCTGAGCAGAGCTAATAGAAGTTTGCAATTTACTAATTTCATTATTGTTATAATAAATTCCATTATTAATAGCAGTAATTTCAAGCAATTGTTGGTTTAATCTATCAAGATCAGCCTGCAATTTAACTTCACCGACTTTCAACTCATTCAGTTTAGTAGTGTGACCATCAACCACAGTGACTTTGAATTCCGAATCGATTGATTGCCTACAAACAGGACAATCATTATGGTCACTATAGAAATTGATTTCCTGCTCGATCTTTAATATATTATCCTTAACCTTAGAACCCAATGTTACCAATTTCTGTTTTCTAGTTTCTAATGCAGGTTTATCAGCAACCGAAACCAGCAACACATCATTATTTGCTGTTATTTCTGAAATTTTATTTTGATTAAATTCTATTTCATTATTAATATTAACGATAGACTGTTTCTTTTTTTCAATAACCTCAAGAGAGTTCTTTTTGGAATCAGCAAGGTTTTGTTTCTGAATTTCTAATCGGTCATTACAAAGCTCGATGTTATATTTACAATCCTGAATTTGCTCCTTCAATTGTGATAATTTATCTTTCACAATAAGATTCATGTTCGAGAATATTTGAATATCAAGAAGGTCTTCAATAACAGACCTTCTATCAGCCGCCGACAACTGCATAAATGGAGTGTATCTAGCTGAACCCAAAATAACAACCTGCGTGAAAGATTTATAATTCATTTTCAGAATATACCTCTCAAGCTGTTCTTGATAATCTTTCACCTTAGCATCTTGGGTGACGAGAACACCGTTACAATAAACCTCAAAGATATTAGGTTTAATTCCCCTACGAACCATATATTCTTTGGAGCCATCAGTAAAGAAAACCTCCACAACGGTTTCTGATTTATTGATGGAATTTATCAGTTGTGATTTATTAATTTTACGGAAAGGTTTACCGTATAACCCAAAGGTAATGGCATCAATAATTGTAGATTTACCATGACCGTTTTTACCACAAAAGAGGGTAGTTTTATATTCTCCTAGGGGAATATCCATGAAGATATTCCCGTAGGATAAAAAATTTTTAAATCGAATTTTAGAGAAAATAATCATACTGTAATAGAATTTGCCTCAGAATATAAATTAGACATAATGTGCTTCAATTTATTTTTATCCAGATCATTATACTCCACACTATCAATATACTTATTAACAATAGTTAAAGTATCATCACTTTCATCCACTTCCTCATCAACCAAAGTGTCAACAATCACTTCATCAATGGTTACATCAATTGGATTAACAGAATTCAGTTTATCAATGAATAAATCAAATAGGTATGGATTAGACTTATTTACCACCTGTACCTTCACGTAAGCCGCGTTAAACTGCTCATGGTACTCATCACTAAGGTATGATGAATTCGTGGCGTCAGAGGCTCCAGAATCATCGTATTCAACCTTTACAAATATACTGTTAGGGTTCTCAACAAAGTTTAACTTACGGCTATTGGTATCAAAGAAGTGGAACCCCTTTTTATCACCATAATCCTGCCATGTCATTTCATATGGAGTACCAACATAGGTGATATTGGATTTAGTTGATCTATGATGATAATGACCGGAAAAAACATATTCATAATTAGAGAATAATTTTACACTCAACCCATGTTCACAAGAAATACCACTTTGATACATTTTAAATGATTCAATTTCAAAATGACCCGCACATAAAATATTTCTATCGTTCTTTATATACTCAATACATTCATCATAATTTTCTTCACAGATCCAAGGAATCAATGATATTGCATTATGATCATCAAGCTGAATAGATGTTGACTTAGTTATTACCTGGATATTATTGAAACCGGATAGGAATAACTCTGGTGCATTCACACTCAAAGACTGCTTGAATGTTATATCGTGGTTTCCGAGCAAGGTAAATAATTCAATATCATACTCATCAAATTTAGAAAAGAAATAATTATTTGCATCATGAGCAGAAACATGATTAGTAAATTTCCTAGAATCAAATATATCTCCAACCTGAATGACTTTGGAGATTTTATTCTCAATTAAATAAGGAAAAAATGTTTCATTGTAAAATCTTTCAAAAAATAGATTCAAATGCTTATTTGAATTTCTGCATCCAAAATGGCAATCACCTAATAGGATAAAACCTTCCATTAACCCTCCAAGAAAGTTTCAATACCCATCAGTTTACGTTTCTTGGGTGGTTTAGCGGATTTCTTTTTTAATTCAGCTTCCTCAAATTTCTGAATAAAATCATACATGCTCTCATAGACTTCAAGTTGTTTAACTTGACCATTACCCAATTCCATCAACTCAGCCTCATCTAAAATACCAAACATTTCAGTTGCTTTGTATTTTACATATTGCTGGCGACTTTCTTTCTGAATTCTTCTCAAGAAACAGAAGAATTGAATTTGCGTAAAATAAGCGAAGGCATTAATCTTACCGGACCTAGCACCTATTTTTGTAGGGTCAAAATTCTCAAAGTAGAGAAGGCAATTCTCAATTGCATCAGCTTTCATTTCATCTTTGAACGTATACCCAAAGAAATTAGGCTTACGGGCTAACCCATCAGCAATTTTCATAAAACACTCCCCAATATAATTGGGGATTCTAGGCTTACGGTTTCCAGATTCAATAGCAACCGCACAGTCGGTTTTATACTGAACTAGAGCCGCAATGAAATCTTCATTATTGATATAATTCTTAGTTACTCGTCGTTTTTTCGTTTTCGCGGGAACGAATTCATCATCAGATATAATTTCATCTAAATCTATACCCAAATCAACATCAAAGTCAACCAAATCTCCCACTGGAAGATCAAAAGACAACTCATCAAATGCTTCAATTTGATCCATAATTTATCACACTCCTAATAACAATTTAACCAAGATATTATATCACAAATATTAAGATTTGTCAAGTATTTTAATGTAAAATTCTAGGGTTTTCTACAATATTTTCATCCATAGTTTCTTGTTCCGCGGTTTCTATGATACATTTAACCTTTTCATAAAAATTAGAATCCATATCTAAATCTCTAAGTAAGTCATTCAAATAGTCAATACCAAATTCATATGCAGGGTAAGCGACCAATAATACATCAGAGGATTCTATATATGCCTCCTGTAAGGCATATGCTCTGCGAGGCAACCAATCAGTAATAATCAATTCCTCATACCCACCAGAGGAATCAAAGTTAACAAAAAAGGTTTTAGGATATTTGATTTCATAGTATCCTTCACCAGAATACACAAAACCAATCACATCTTCACCACCTTTAAGGCGTATAATTTGTACTTCAAATTTGTCAGCATTACTCATATTTCAATTCCACATTTTTTATTTTAAAACGAAATTTTTCCTCTGAATAGATCTTTATTCTCTCTTGAAAATGTAAGAGGGTATAGTTTGTATGCTTCTTAACCCTTAAATCATCAGCAATATCATATAAAATTGCTATATCCTTATTTTCATTGAGCCTCAATACACGACCAACGCTCTGTAAAGTTCGTATTCTTGATTTAGAGGGTGTAGCAAACACAATGGTATGTAGGTTTCTAATATTAGTACCTGTAGAAGTAGTTCCTATGGAGGCGACTAAAATAACATTGTTTTGGGTTTCCATTGCCTTACGAATAGCTTCCCTTTCCTCCGGTTTAGTACCACCGTGAATATAGTAAACCTGCTTACCTATAGCATGTTTCGATTCTGATATTAATTTATATAGAATAGCCCCATGCTTCTCAACGTACTGATATAATAGCAATGTATTACCTTTCATGGATAAAACTAAATTCTTAATGAAGTTATTCCTTTCACTACTACCAATCAACCACTGTATTTCATCTTGATATTTAGACCCCTTCAACTCTTTACAAACTTTCTCAGGATATTTCAACACAAGACAATTAATATCAAGTTCAGTGACTTGTTTATTATCCATCAATTGTTTAGTTGTAATAACCTGTTTTACTGGACCAAACAAACTCTCTAATTGTAATGAATGTATTTTGCTACCATTCAAAGTACCAGTAACACCAACTCGGTATTTTGCATTAATACATTTATTTACAATATCACTAATCCCCTTAGCGGATGCCAGATGACAATTTTGAACAACTGCCCCATCAACAACATAATTATGATCATTCTCTATGTGTAAATTATAAACAACGTCAGGTTTATCAATTTCAATTCTTTTTATAAGTTTCATAAAATTTAGTTATCTTTTTATAAGTTTTACTATCAAATCTTTCTTTATCAATTTGATAGTAATCATATTGTATTAAATAATTTTCATCTACCAATACTACAGCGTAATCATAACTAGCTGCATACTCATACAACGAAATAAGTTTATCTTTCACATTTTGAGTTTCGAAAAATATTTTCGGTTTAACTTCAACTAAAATTTTATTAAGATTATCCACGAAATCTACAATATATACTCGTTCAGTATTCTCGACCGTATCAAAATATTTCAATCTCAGTTTTTCATATTCACATAATGGGTTAAAATACTTATAAATAGCTTCCCAACTGGATTTATAAGTATTTCCATCTAATACAGTATAGAAATGTGTGTTTCTATTGTTGGTCTTTGGTGTAAATTTCCCATCTAAAATATTCTGCTTCATTTTTACAGACATGTTGTATTTATCTTCATCTGTATATTTAGTACCATACATACCGTTCCTTTCACCGGAATTAGCTTTACTTATTTTAACTTTCTTTTCCTCTGAACATGGTACAGATGAATACACTCCTTTCATACCCTTATTCCACGGAACCATACCTTTATTTTTATTTCGTATAGATTCGCCATGGACCTCGAAACATTTTTTAGCTGCATTGGAAAGCTGTAACCTCCTCAGACCTTTAAATGTCACAGATTTTATATAGAATCACATTATCAATATTCAATAACCAATAATCTGTAGGCTTACGTAAAATGTTATTAAAAATAAAATTACAACATTCTTTGTCTATTAATATTATTTCAAAATTAAATTTTATATACGGTTCATCTTTTGAATAGTCTATAACCCGCAACATTTGACCAAAATCTTCTAATTTACCATTTAAATCTGAAATTATATGTTTTTTATTCCTATTAATCCGTTTCATGAATGATTTTTGCACCCCCCTAAATGACGTTATTAGTATTTATAATTTCATCATCT